CATCATCCTGGCAGTAGACCACGCAATACTAAACAAACATTTATCAATCCATCCTACAGAAAAGCTAAAAACATCAGGCTATCAATTTCCATCTAAAGGACCAATCCCCCCCGGAACATGAACGTAACAAAAGAACTACCTAATGCCTATGAGGTGGAGTCTGCATTATTGAGCTCAATATTACTAACTCCCGATTCACTATACAACTGCATCCAGCTGCTAAACTTTGATTGTTTCTACAGCAAAAAGAATCAGACAATTTGGAATGCCATCATAACAATTCACTCAAACAGAGGAGTTATTGACCTTGTTAATGTCTTTAATCACCTAAAATCAAACAATCAGATAGAGGAGATAGGTGGAATTAATGCTCTTATGAACTTAACAACAGAGTACCATACTGCTGATGTATCCGGATATGCTAAGATCCTATACCAAAAATACATGCGCAGGAAAGCAATAGAGGAGAGTCAAAAGCTGATACAAAAAGCATACAATCAAGGAAATGATATCTTTGATGTGCTAACTAACACAAAACAATCTCTTTTTAATGTGCTTTCCCCTGATGTGAGCAGAGTAAATACAGCACAAAACATAATTAACAATAACCTTAAACATATTCAGGACAACATAGGCAAGTTTCAGGAGGTCCCCGGATTGCCTACAGGATATGAACACTTTGACAAAAGAACAGGAGGAGCAGGAGCAGGATGGTTGATGATCATAGGGGGACGTCCATCAATGGGAAAAACTACTTTTATCCTTAATGTAGCTTGGAATGCTTATAAACTTTTTAACAAGTCAGGAATATTCTTTAGTGGTGAGATGTCATCACAGCAGATAAGCCATCTGATAATGGCTACTGAGTCCGGTATCCCTGCAAACGAAATTAAGAAAAACAAAGTATCTAAGATGCAATTAGAGTGCATGTTTGACACATTCAGAAAGCAACAGAAAGGAGTATTTTTAATTGATGATACTCCAAACCCTGCACTATCCCACATCCTTGCAGAGGCAACAAAAGCAAAGATGCAGCATGATATAGACTTTGTGATAGTAGATTATCTGCAACTTGTAAAAGCATCCGGGCACTCCTCAAGACATTTAGAGGTAGGTAAGATATCAAGAGAGCTAAAAGCATTAGCAAGAAACTTAAATATTCCCGTTATTGCATTGGCTCAACTGTCCAGAGCAGTAGAGAACAGACCAAACAAAAGACCTCAGCTGTCAGACCTAAAAGAATCAGGAGACATTGAGCAGGATGCTGATGTAGTATCATTCCTTTACAGACCAGAGTACTATGGAGAGACACAAAACGATGATGGGCAAAGCCTGGAGGGAATAACTGAGCTGATAACCAAAAAGAATAGGCATGGAGAGACAGGCACAGATATGCTCTTTATGAACAAAAGTACCTCATCCTTTGAGATGTATGATGAGGATGGGCAATGTGCTGTGCCTGTAGAGAGCTATGACAAGAGGCTAACAGAGATGCAGGATACTAACTTAGAGTCAATAAAAGACAAAATCACTGACTTTGATGGTGATTACCTCCCTTTTTAGCAAATATTATTAAATTTTTATTATATTAACATTTTAAACATTCAAAATTATGTCAGAATTAAAGATTAAAGGCAAGCTTATCAAGAAATTTGAGCCGCAAACATTTGGTGAGAAATTTAGAAAAATGGAGTTCATTGTAGAAACTACAGAGGAAAAATACCCTCAAACAATCAAATTCCAAGCTACCCAGGACAACATCCAAAAGTTTCAAGACCTCACAGAGGGACTGATAGCTGACTGGTACTTTAACGTCAGAGGAAGAGAGTGGACCAACAAGGAAAACAAAGTAGTATATTTTGTCAGCTTAGATGTCTGGAGACATGAGGAGCATGGACAGGATCTAAAGCAACCACTACCGGAAACAACATCAGAATCTGATGGATTACCCTTTTAATAATTCGGAAAAACCGTTTAAACTATGAAAAATAAAACAACTGCACTCCTCCTGACTCTGCCCGGCATACTGGGCATTGCAGGATTTCAGTATCTTTACTTAGGCAAAATTGCTAAATTCTTACTATGGTTTTTTACTATGGGAATCTTTGGATTTGGTACATTAATTGACTTGTTTACAATTGGCAGTGCAGTAGAAGCACATAACGTCAACGAGGAGCTAAAAACCATGAGAGCATGTCAGATAAAGAACAATTAAAGAAAATCCAAAGATTGGAGTCTGAAAATAAAGTACTCAGGCAGATAATACAGGAAACAGTCAAAGCACTGCAAAATGCAGAAAAGTTTACAAGCATGACTACCCTGGACTCTGTCAAGTATGTACCTAATCCAGATCCTTTCCGGTCCCCCTTTGGACATGGAGACCATTGAAATATACGCTCTGACCATCATTATCAGCTTTAAACTGATTTTGATGTTCATTGCTATTTACCAAATCAAAAAACAAGAGAAACAATGAGAACAATAATAATAATCCTGATAACAGCAATCACTCTGCAGGCACAGCCTGACACTATTCCATCATTCAATCACCTACAAAAATTTAAACAAGAGTTCTACAGCAATAATTACCATATGGCAGTCTATACCCTAAAAAAGTGGAATGTCCCTGTATGCTACACGTTAGCAATGGCAGCACAGGCTACAAATTACGGGAGAAATGGCAGATACAAGGTAGGTGACGTGTTCAATACAGGGAAATCCTACCCAATAGCAAATGCCTGGGATGAGTTTGGACTGAAAATGAAAACTACTCACAACTACATAGAACATACCAGGCAGGAAGCTATAGCAATCTCAAAAAAGACTGAAGAGCTTGGAATAAAGTTTTAAATTTTGTATATTAGAAAAAAATAAATGTTAGTTTATCTAAATTCTGCTCAACCCATCCCCCTTGGCTCTGTGATAGAGATACCTCAGACAATGGTACTCTTTATGGAAAAGATAGATGCAGTAGTAGACAGGAAACTTGAGGAAAAACGTAAAGATTCTTTGACATACAAATGTATTATTGATGAGCCAATACACGATCCTCTGGTCATTAAGCAAAATGAGTCAATCTATCAGGCTAATGACATAGGCTTATACCCAGACTATGAGTCAGGAGGTCTGACACATGATGACTTTATGAAAAAGATTACCTCTGTAAGACATTCAAAGGAAATCTTTTTAACTGAGAAAGTGTTAGAGCAGATCTTTGCAGGAGTTTGGATATTTGACCAGAGAAAAAGAAATATAATCACCATTAAACCGATTAAATCATTGGTTATTGAGGAGATTAGATGAGTATTATGTGTTTAATAATTGGGATAAAAGGGGCAGTTTCCGCATAGGCTGTCCCTTTTTAAGAAAAGAAATGACAATAGAAATAATTTTAATTTTAATAATAGTGCCTATCTTAGCATTTTATGGAGGCTTTATGATAGGAGGGCTGATATTCGCAATCTATAAGGAAATAAGAGAAATAAATGAGAAAAGAAACACCAAAAAATAGATTTTGTAGGAAAGCTCTGGAGCTCTCTGCACAAATAAAGCCATTGATAGGATGCAAGTGGTGGAAAAAATATAACACAGAACAAAAAGAGATCCTCCTGGATATGTGCTATATGCCTGAGGAGCTGATAGATTTCCTGCTGATGGATAACATAAAAAGCAAGACAGATTACTTTAATTCTGTGGATGTTTGGTTAATTTTGGAATACAAAACATTTTCATATAAACATCCGTTAAAGTATAAGGTAGGTCTTATGATGCTGATTACTAAGCAGATAAACCTGCAACATGATTACTTAGATTTAAGATTTAGGATAGGGATATGAAAACTCCGTAAAAAAACGAGAAAAAAACGGTTATGAGGGATAATAACGGTAAATTTAAAAAGGGCAACTCAGGCAGACCTAAAGGGTCAAAGAATAAAGACATTTCAGTATTCAAAAAAGCACTCAAGACAGGACTCATTGAGAGGCTTGGAGATTTCTTTGATTTGCTTGATAGTGAAAACCTACCAGACAAAGATAGAATTAATGCATACCTAAAAGCTTTAGAGTTCGTTATGCCTAAGCAGCAAAAGATAGAGCTTGATGGAGACATCCATACCAACCTGATACAAGTTAAGTTTGAGTCTACTAACGTGCTACCTATCCACTCAGAAACTGACTTTTTAGATGATTAGCCCGTTCAAAATATCCCCGGTATTTGAGTGGAACTACAAAACCACTAAGCAGATAGTCATCAACCAGGGGGGCACATCATCAGGCAAGACATACTCTCTCCTGCAAGTGCTTGCATGCAAAGCAGCAGAGGAGCCTAACCAAATTATCACAGTAGTAGGGCAGGACATACCTAACCTAAAGTCTGGAGCCATCAGGGATTTTGAGAGTATACTCAATAATCCTTTTTTTAGGTCCATGATAAAGAGCATCAATATAACCAATAGGGAATATAGGCTGCATAATGGTAGCTTGATAGAATTTAAGTCATTCGATAATGAGCAGGATGCTAAGAGTGGCAAGAGGGATTACCTTTTTATGAATGAGGCTAATGGTATTCCTTACTCAGTCTATGATCAGCTACAGATACGGACTACAAAGCAAGTCTTTATAGATTATAATCCTACCTTTGCTTTTTGGGTACATGATAAGCTGATTGGGAGCAGTAACAAAGTAGAGGTCTTTATCAGCAACTACACACATAATCCTTTCCTTAAGCAATCAATCAGAGAAAAGATAGAAGCACTCAAACATAAGGATAAGAATAAATGGAGGGTGTATGGCTTAGGTCTGACTGGCAATGTGCAGGGGGCAATATTCCCGGCAATCAATTGGATACCTGCAATGCCTACAACCGGGATAAAGCGTAGTTGCCTGGGCATGGATTTTGGCTACTCAAATGACCCAAGCACATTAGTAAGATTAGCACTTATTCAGGGGCAACTGTATGGAGAGCTGTTGTTATACAAGACAGGACTAACTAACCAGGACCTTGCTAAGGAGTTTGATAGGTTAGGATTAAGAAATGGAAGAAAAGGAGGAGACCTGATAATGGCAGATAGTGCAGAGCCCAAAAGTATAAAGGAGTTAAAGAATCTCGGATGGAGGGTAAAGCCATGTAAAAAGGGTAGTGATTCCATCAGGGCAGGGATAGACTGCCTGAAGAGTTACGGACAATTAAATTTGGTTAATTCCGAATTATGGAAACAAGAACAGCAAAAATACGTATGGACTATTGATAGGAAAGATGGGAAAGCTAAGAATAAACCAGTAGATAAATTTAACCATATATGGGATGCATTTAGATATGGTGAGCAGGGTATTAGGAAAAATGAACTTAAATTAGTATCTTACAGCTCATAAACTTGAACTATGGCATACGTATTACAGGCATCACAATTTGCAGAGGGATTACAGAGCTATACTGCTCTGCTCTTAGAGAGTATAAGACAGATTACCTTAGTATCTCCTTTCAACATCCCTGATGCCAGGACTGCATTAGAGCTTAGTCAAATAACCACTTTCTCAGATGCAGGGTTTGACCAGTATCTGACAGAGCTTTATAGTTTAGATTTAGATTATACTTTGCTAACTGCAGCAGAGATTACTGTCTTAAATGTAATCAGGGAGTATTTGCAGCCTGCACCATCATTCAACTGCTGTGGAGTAGATGCACCATCTGCACTAAACTTTAGTTTTGCGTTTAATGATAGGATAGGTAGTGCTACATTTGAGAAAGAAATCAGAGCAGAACTTTTTGATACAGTTACCTGTGACGTGTTTAGTATTGAGTTAACTTTTGGTACTGTCACTCCTGGACCTCCTGTAATTACTCCTGCAGGACCAATTACCTTAAGCAGTTTGGGATGCCTTAGCGGTAAAAGCGTATACTCTTTTTTATGGGTAGATTTTAGCTTTGATCCTACTGGATTCACATTTGATGTAGATTTTGATTTTAAAGATTCAACCGGATCAAGTATAGTACTTGTTCCTCTTTTATACACTTTTTAATATATTATTATGAACTTATTAAATTCATTTTTGTTAGACTGCTGCCCACTTGCCACAAGTTTAACCGACATTCCTGCAAGTGTGTGCCCTGAAAACATGGGACAGATTCAAAGATATTGGTTTGTTCGTAAAGGAGAGGTTATCTGGGACACAGTAACTCCTGCCAATAACGTTCCTGCAACCATCACAGGCAATCTGCCCAGTGTAGTAGCAGGCTGGACTATTCTTTTTGCTGCAGCAGATGATACGCATGTGGTTACATCTCCATTAATCGGAGGTGAAAGTACCTTAACCGGGGGAAGCACAATAACCCAGGGAGGTGGGGACAATTCCACGTTATCGGGGACAACATTGGTTAATGGCATTAATCCTACTGATGGCTCTGCAAGATTCGACAGCTTAACAGGACCACAGATAGCTGCGTTCAGAACATTAGCATGCGAGGGTACAGGGCTTGAGGTTTACCTTATCAATCAGCAAGGACTGATATGGGGACAGCAAGTTGGCGACCTTTTCACAGGCTTTGATGTTTCCAATGTGGTACTTGGCTCAATGACTAATGCAGGGTTTGGTACACGTGACATGAATACTATGACTTTTCAGCTGGATTTTGACTATGATGAGACAAAATCAGCTCAAACTCCTACTGATTTCAATGC